AAGGTGACATACGTTTCATCAACTTTTCACCAAGAATGCGATCGATACGACGGACAAGATATGGAATATCGTACAATTCACTATTCCATCCAGTAACAACTTCGGGAGTATTCTCCTCAATCATCCACCAATTTATGAAATCATTCAAAAGATCATATTCATTATTAAATTGCTTGTAGTAATGATTTCCCTGCTTCAGTTTGAAAGATCCTTTCCCCCAGGTAATAATTTCTTTAGTTGCATAATCCTGAAGAGTTATCAAAAGAACTTCCTCAGCAGCAGATTCTACATCTGGGAATCCATTCTCCGATGCTACCTCAATATCAAGAGTAGAAATCTTAATTTTGCTAGTATCAAACTTAATTTCATCTTCAGGATACATTTCAGAAATATACTGATAAATGTATCGATCATTGCCATAAATTTTAAAGTTTTCTACACCTTCATATCTTTTATAAAATTCACGACATTCTCTTACAGTTCCTGGTTCTACAGACTCTACATAATCCCCTTCAAGAGTTTTGTATTTTGTTTTTTTATTAGATGGGACAAAAAGAGTTGGATAAAACTTCTCTCTTGTTGCAAAATGCTTTCCATTCTCATATCCGCGAACCAAAAAGTGGTCACCGACCATTTGAACATTGGTGTAAAATCTCATTATGAATTCGTTGATGACGGATGTTTGTTTCAAATTTCTCTGTATAGATTATAGCATCTTTTCCAGTGAACTCCTCAAAAGCACTGATGAACATGCTGAAATAGTGCCAGTGGTTTTTGGGAATATATTGTGGAGAAAGGCAAACGAAGATATGATCAAAATTAAAATTATTAAATTGATAATTTTCTCTTTCTAAATTTTGATAATTTTCAATTATTCTTTCATTGTATCTATTGCGTTCTTTGTTTCCACTATTATCATTTCCGATCCAAGTGAATGATTTTAGTTTATTGTTTCCTGCCAACCAAGCACCCCAGTTTCCTTCATGAACCCTATTGTGTTTTAGCAATTCATAAAATTCCATTTTGTAGGCTTCTTCATCAGACATTTCTTTCACATAATCACCACCAAAAACATCATCATGATGATCTATGTTAATTATTTCTATATTTTCATATTCAGCAATACTGAATAGAATGGAATCATGCTCATAACCAAAAGATACACTGCTACAATTTTTAAGAGATTTCAAAAAAATATTAAAACAGTATAATAAATTTGACTGATCAATGTAAAAATGACTTTCTTTAAAATCAACATTATCAAACAACTTTTCCCATCGCAATGTTGGGTTGTCGTTGAAAAACACCTCATTGAATATTTCAATAGATGGTTTCATTATATAATCTAAATCAATACTTAAAACTCTCATTATTCAATAAGACTATTATATTTCTCTAAAAGTTCTGAGTTAGGATCGGCAATGGTAATTATTTTATCAGAATTAATCATAAATTCTTTCTGATTAGTATCATCGATCATCCAGGGGCATAAATTTTTTCCCTCCCAGATTTCATGTGGATTAATGAGTTTACAGTCTGGTTCTCCAATGTCTGCACCAACCTCAATAATCTCACTGATTAGTCTTTCACTATTCGTTAGGAGAATCAATTTGATCGTCTTTTCCATTTACTTTTTCCTCATACATATTTTTTAAAAAATCAACTGGTTCAACAATAGTAACTAACCAGTCTGGTCGAATTGGAATTTGCTTATCTTTTGAAAGAACAATCCAAGGTCTGAGTGTGATTTGTATGTTTCCTTCTTCAGAACCTTCCTCTACAAGAATATTATTCGAACAAACTACACTATGGGGATTATTTAGAAGATATCCAACAACATTATTTTCAGAAATGATTTCTTTCACATCTGCAATAATGTCCTCTCCAGATTTTAAAACTGCAAGTTTAATTGACATTAGTTACTCAACTCCTTCATGTATTCTACCAATAAAAAAGGGAGGCGTCAACTGGATTGTGCCAGTTACCTCCCCGTCTGCGCCGACGATATTCAATTTTATTTATTCAGGATGTATCAGGGTAGAACGGCGGCGAGCGTTCCCCCGAAGAAAAGAGTCATTGCTGTTCCCAATGTTAAGGTGGCGGTTGTGAAATTCATCGTCTCCTCCATAGGTCATAATTATATAGCAATTATGTATCATACTGATACAAAAGTCTGTAACTACCGTTACTGATCACAGAGAAAATGTTATGGGATCAAAACCAATCTTTGCGTTTATGATGATCTGGAACGATTTTACCAAGTTCAATAATTAAAAGCCCATCCTCAAATTCAACTGATCTAACTTCCGTTTCATCTGATAAGGTCCATGCTCTTGTGAAAGATCGTTGAGCCATTCCTCTGTGGAGATACTCTGTTCCAGATTCTTTATCTTCTTTTTGTCCTTCGACAAAAAGTTTTCCATCTTGAGTGTAGACATTGACTTCTGCCTTTTTAAATCCTGCTAGTGCGATTTCAAGTCGGGACTCTACGTTGCTGACTTGAACCAGATTGTATGGTGGATAATTCGATGTGGTTTCGTGGAGTTTAAACACACGATCGAAGTATTCGTCGAGACCAATACTGTTTTTATTTATACGGTCTAGCAGGGCAGGAAGATCCGCTGCGGTATAACGCATGAGATTTGTCATTTTTCTTAGCTCCTTGTAAAAGCGAGTTTGTGTTGTGTGGACCCTTACGGCATCCACTACTAATTATACAAGAAAGCATAAAAAAGGGAGTGTTGAACTCCCTACAAAATCATTCGGTTTCTTCTACTCGTTTCTTTTTGGAACCAATGTTGTATTTGGTTTCTAAAATCCAATCACCTTTATCCTTATAAGCAAGAACTTTAATTTGATTAAGTGGGGCAATATCTTGAATTTTATTTACATCAATAATACTAATGAGTCCCCAATCGGCAAGAAGTTGGGCAATACGATTGCGTCTTTGGACATCATTCACAGTTAGATTTGCATGTTTGCCATCTAGAGCAAACAGTTCCTTAAAGTGAACTAAAAAATACCTGCCTTGTTTATGAAGAATATGACAAGACTGATAGATTTTCTTTTCCTTTCGAGATGCAACTCCAATACGAGTCAAAGTTTCACGCACTTTCAAAAAGTCATCTGGTTCATTAAGAACTACTTCTACCATTTGATCGGGTGTCCATTTCACTTCAGCTTCTCTAACAATACTCATTTTGTTCCTCCAGTGTCAAATTTCGATTTAATAAAACTAAGTTGTTCTTTTGTTAGAATCTTCAAAGCTTGTTTTGCCTTTTCATTACTATAATCATAATATTGTTTGACATAATCAAGATCTTTGATTTTATCTTGTCGGAGCCAGGGAGAAAACCTCTTCTTTTTCCTAACGATATTTATAAAAAAATCATACTGAAGTTTTTTGGGGATAAAGTGATACTTGTTCATTTCATTAGCAAACATCAAAGTATCAATATGACCAGAGAAACAACGATTAATAATATATGGAGGATATTCTTTTTCCAGTGAAGGATCTTCATCAATCAAATGCTTTTTTGTTTGATTGATGGAATTCAGCCAGTCTTTTAGTTCAATCATAAAGAAGAAGATCAAGAACGTTTACTGTTTGTTTTTCTGTGGGATAATTAGTTACAAGAAGTTCGGTCTTTACATTCTCATCGGTTCCTTTCTCACCACGATGTGCCATAGAATATCGCAATCTCCATTCACGAAGATAGTAATCTTTATACAGTTCAAGCAATCTATCATTTACGTTATAGGTAATCATAAACTGATGAGGACAAACATAAACATCCTCAGCAAACCTTTCATGATCGAAAGATTTATGCATCTCACGATCCTTACCATAAAGGAAGTCTTTAATATCATAGGGAGGATCGAGAAATACAAATACATCCTCTCCAGGAGCATTCATAACTTCCGAGTAATCAAGATTGGTAATTTTCCACTTTTGAGTGAGTTGAGAATATTGCTTGAGTTTCTCGATTCCAACAAAGGAAAAATTAGAACGAGATGCAGTTGGAGAAAAGGTACTATTCTCGGTAAGGCCAGAGAAACTGCACTTGTTTAAAATGAAGAAACTTACTGCACGATCTAATCCATCCTGATTGTTTATATCATCTCGTACCCGATCAAACAACTCCTTATGTGCAGCATCTTTATCATCCTGTGATTGATAATTGGATGCTTTAGACTTAATATCATTTAGACGATCAGAAAGCTCTTCACCATGATCTCTGAGTTCAATCCAAAAATTATAAAGAGTCACATACTTATCATTAATCCAAACAGGAATATCTGGATATGCCTGAGTTGCATAAAATGCAACAGAACCACCACCAATAAATGGTTCTCGATATTCTTTAAAGTTTTCAGGAAACCAAGGAGCAAGTGTCTTAGTTGCCTTGGATTTTCCTCCAGGATAACGAAGGCAGGTTTTAAGAGGGAAAGTTTTCACAGACATAATCAATGGGATGATACTTCAAATACTCATGAAAGGTCATTTTCATTTCCTTATGAGTCATGCCACAGTGCTTTGCAGCAGCAGGCAACGTCATTCTAGCACGAAACAGTGCCTCATTTGCCTCGTTCACGTTTTCTGGAGTGGTTTTGACCTTTTGCTCCACCAGTTTACTCTTATCAATATTCAATAGACCCATTATTTCCTCCAACCAATTCCCCAACCAAAGTATGAGAAAGAAGATTTACACTATCTGCCATAACACGATATCCAGCACCGACATAAAGTTGACCAGCAACTACGGCAACTGTACAAACTCCCCAGAAATAATAATACATTCTGGACTTAACTTGATATCTTTTATTTTTCATTGAAAATTGCACTCCACCATAAGTTCAGTCAAACAAGCAAGCATATTTATCTCTTGATCTGCTACAAATGCCGCCTGATACTGATACTTAGCAAGCACAAGCACAGCAGCAGGAATGCTATTGTTTACAAGGGATGAATAAAGAGCATCGTAAATACGACGCAACAATACAGTAGTATCATTGTCCAGGTTAGATACCACCCACTTCCGAACTTCGGGAAAGTTTTTTT